TAGTGGTGCCATAACCTCTGAAAGGTCACGTGCCACAACATCAATGAAGTTAGCAACTACGTTGGCATCTACGCCATCTGGAAAGAAGTCAGGGTAAACTTGTGAGATTTGACCCTTACGGACAGCAAGGACGTCAAGGTTGCGAGCATCTCTCTCGCTATTACGGTAGCGCAAAGATTCTACACGCGCTGCTACCTGTTCCATTGATAATGCCATTGTTGTCCTAACGTAGATTAAAAATTATTTGTTGTACTGGTTTGTTGCGCCGCCGCTACCCATTGGACGATATAGGCTACCTACCATAGTTCCACCTTTTCCTGTAATTCCAGGATTGGTGCGAATCTTTACTGTTGGACCTTTGGGTTGATTCTCTGAACGCTTTGTAACAGCACCAGAAGAAATACTTTGCACTCTTGAAGACTCTGAAGCATTTCTTTGAGCACGTTCAGCACCTGACATCGGTAAAACCGCTTTAACGTTTGAGTTAGGGCTTGTTGGTTTTGCCGCTGCCTTGTTGGCTGCTTTTGCATCTGCTTTGGCTTGAGCAGCCTTTGCTTTTGCTTTTTCTTTTGCCTTAAACTGTGCTAGTGCTTCGTCTGCTGACTTTGCCATTTTGCGTTCCTATCGTAGAATTAAAAGTTATTACTTAATCTTCTTTGCGAGTGCAGCCTTCTTTGCTGCTGCAGCCTTATTTGCTGCTACAAACTCACTGGTAATCTTTCCTGCTAGTGCTGCTGCGCCAGACTTACCCAACTCTGGGTAGTCCTGTGCAATAACTCGCGCAAAACCAGACATTCTTTTTGGTAATTCTCCCATTGGTCGCTTGGGTGTTGTCTTCTTTGCCATTGCTCCTGCGCGTGCAGCATCTGCTGATTTGGCTACTACTGCTTGCTTCATTGGTTGATTTCTTGTATTTCCACCAGTTGACTTAGCAGTTCCTGTAATCTTTACTTGTGCTCTTCCGACTTTACGTTCCATTGCCATTTTGATTTCCTTATCCGTATTGTTGTGACCATTGGTCTGCAAATGCGTCATCTAGGTTGATAGCGAATCTGCGTTCCGTCTGAGCGCGAGTCGCCCAACGGTTGCTTTGATATTGCGATGCTTGACTTGACCTCTGCATTAACTCTCTAATACGGATGACCGCAAACCATAGAGCCATTACAACGTCAGTGGGGTTTCTAGTATCTGGCTTCCAAGTAATGAGTTCCTGTACAAGGGTCTTTAAACCCTCAGAGCCTTCATTGCTTGGTAGTTCGATGATGTTGTTATCTTGGAATCTGCCATCTCGTGTGTTACCAAATAAGGTAGCCATAGATGCCACACCAAAAGAAGTGTCCCACTTATTCTTGCCAGTAAAATGTGAATTCAGTTGCGTACCGTAACCTGCCAAGAAGTTTCGTAAATTGTCGTCCAGCGCATACGCTTTCTGATGAGCATTGATTTCGATACGCAATTCCTGAGGGCGGTATTTCTCCACCCAATCTTCGATTAAATTTTGAATCTTCTGTGGATTAGGGTCTGTCATATTGACAGCATCTAGCACATAGATTTTTCCGTCAGCCTTGTTGTAGGTACAGACCACCGCTCCTGTTGCACCTGCCATAGCAGGGTCAAGACCAATGATAGTGTAGCCCTCAACGTGACGAGGATGACCTGGGTTACCCGCCTTTAGCGGTCCTCTTTTTCGCATTCCGTTGACTGAGCCAGCCACACAGGTTGGAGAGAATATTGAGTCTTCCTGGACGTCTTCTTGCTGGTAGACCATAGCCCAGACAGAAGGCGCCACCTCAGAGCGGCGCGTAAAGAGAGCGGGTCCATCCCATTTCGGATAAAGTCCGTCGGCATCAGGTTCGTCCACATCTCCTTCGGGTCTATCAGTTTTAGCCCAAAGGGTTTTCCAATTTGCAGGTTTCTCGTCAAATTCTAAAACGGCTGGCATAGCCATATAGGTGAAGGGTGATTTGCCACCAGTCCACTGTGAGCCATCCCGTAGCATCTTGTAGAGGTCAATCGGTGAGACTCTGGTACCTACGATGATAAGTTTACCGTAGCGTCCAAGACGGGTGATAACTTCCTTCTGAAGCCATTCCATCTGCTTTTCCCACTCGTGGGCATTAGAACCCATCACAGCGTCATCGACAATAATCAGGTCGGCACGAGCACCGTAAATCTGGGAACCAAGTCCTAGTGCTTGAACAGTTGGGTCTTTTTCGCCACTATCGCGTCCTGTACCCAAATAAATCATATCTGCAGACCACGTAGTGGCGTCTGCCTTATATCCGCCATTTGGACCAAAAGCGGTCTGCAGTTTGATATAGGCGGGGTGGTTAAGTCTTGTCTTAATCGCACCAAGGAACTTGCGTGCCATACCCTGAGTCTTTGAAACAATGATGACTCGTGAGTTGGGGTTGGTCACAATCTTGTAGACCACGTAGTTGGTCGTGATGACCGTAGACTTTGCGTGCTCAGGTGGCACGTTTACGAGCACTCTGTTGGTAGCCCCTGGCTCGTAGGTCATAGCAGGGTGTATCCAGCGCGGCTCGCGCCCCTCGATTAGGTCAATCCAGTTGAGGTGGTGAGGGAACATCTTAGTATCTAAGAACTGCTCACAAAAGTCTGGGAAGGAGATTTCCTTCAGGTCGCCTAGGTCTGCGATTACCCCTTTACCGACCAGTCGGGCTTTGTCGGCTCGTTCCTTGAACTCAGGTTCGTTCATTGTCCACTGGCGGAAGGTGACGTCGTTGCGTCCCACAGATGCCATAGCGGCGGTAATGGTCGAGCCTTGCTCTAGTTGGAGTAGAACTTTCTCCTGCGCCTCGCGCTTGGGGATGTTCTGAATTCCTGGCTTGCGTCCCATAGGTGCCCCCTAAAGTTGCCCTCTGTAGAGGTTATAAAACGATGTATAAACGGTACCCGTTAGACGGCATAACTGTGGTAACTGTTAATTAATTATTATATATATTAAGGATTAACCGTAGAGCAAACGGAGGTTAATCCGTTAAAGATTATTATTAATCTTTACATATAAGATAACCCGTTCAAAGTACCAAAACCGAACACTTAATATCAATATATTTTTAAATATCTTTATAAGGGGGGCTAATATATATAAAAGCCCTGGTCAGGGCGCATTTAGCGAATATAACAGAAAATTAGAATGGGAGTATATATACAAGTAAGTAAGCCAGTTAAACAACCCTAGGGTCAAAAGGTAGCAATAGAGTTAGGTTAGGCGAACCCTAACCCTTAACGGAAGGGTGAGTGTCTTGTTCTTATATATAATCCCGCAGAGTTGCGGGTTTAAATGCCAGAGTTTGGCAAAGAACTAAGGTTGTGAATTGAATTCTTAATAGGCGACTATCCCCCGTCCATATCCGCGGGGTCTAGTCTTTAAGAATTCGGGCTATGAATTAGGGGAAGTGGTTTAACTTTCAACTACTTACACCCTCTTGAATTGTCGACAAATCGACAGAGACAACAGGGGAACAGGTTCCGCGGGTGTGATGTAACTCACAGGACATTGACCACTAATGACCAGATTTGGGGTTGACTTACGCTCAAAAGTCTGGGAGATTTAAGTCATAAGGGGAACACGCCCCGAAGACAGGAGAAACAAGATGAAGAAGTTCACAGTATCGTTTAAGGTAGAAGTACAAGAGGGCGAAACAGTAAATTTTGAGTACTTCCTAAAAGACCTCTTGGAGACCTCAACTCTCCCCGCCTTATCGGCTAACCTCGTGCCTCTTAGTATGCAGGTGAAGAACTCTAGGAACTAAGCAAGGCAGCCCCCCGCCCGTATCGACGGCGTAGGTTCACGACCTACGGGGGGCACAAGGGCAACACCGCCCGATTAAGACAGGAGACGCAACTAATGACACCAACAGGACTAGCACTAAAGGTCACCAACAAGGACGGGCGCGAATCTTTCCCGTGTTACGAGGCTTTTGGGTGGGACAAGGTGAACCAGATAATCGCCAACACCCTAGAAATTGAGCACGTTCTAAAGGTTGAAATCGTAGACATTAACGTCCTACGATAGGACAACAGCCCCCGCCTAGCGGGTACGGGTTCACAATCCGACGGGGGCACTAGGTAGGCGAATGCTTACCTTGCAAGACCCAAGACAGGAGAATAAAAGAATGGCGAAATATTTCGAAATCGGTTTGGATAAGTTCGGGTTTTACATTGAGACCCGCTTAGTAGACCTATACATAGACAATAGAGGGCTAGCCCTAGGCGTCGCCGTAATCGTAGCCCTACGAGTTCGTAAGGTTCTAAAGACTCGCAAGGGGGCTAAGAATGCTTAAGTTCTACATTCTAAAGCGCGACGAGTGGGAAGACAAAGACTCCCACGCTATCGTTCAATTCGAGACAGTTGCAGACCTTGAGGCTTATCTCTCTTATAATCGCGCTTATATTAAGGAGATGAAGACACTCGACGAGGACACGACTTACTCATTCGGGCATTCAACTCTTGAGACAGTAGCCGACGACGTACCGAACAGATTCGCTAACATAGTTTAAAAATGTGAGGCAACTCACCGCCCCGCACACTTTACAGAGTGCGAATAGTTCGAGACTATAGCGGGGCACGGGAACAATCCCACAAACGACAGGAGAACACAGAAATGCCAGCACTAAACCAGAAAGACGCGGAGCACTACATAGCAAAACGCAGACAATTCACAGCATCAGCTTTGCGCGGTGATTACTGTAAAGGGTGGGTACCTGATGCGGGACGTCTAAACGCTGAAGAGTACGCAAAACTAGACCAAGCAGCCCGTTACGATTCAGAGTGGGTCTATGTAGTTTGGTCATATGACACCCCAATCGCTTGGCACGACTCAGAGGGCTGGTATGTAGTCGCGCAGAAGTTCAGCCAGACAACAAGCAAGCACCAAAACCTAACCCGCCGCGCTATTGCCGAGAGTTTAGAGGGGGCGACAGTATGAATAAAGTTTTAGAGAATGGGCAAAATGTTTGCTTAGAATGTGGCGATGGGCTAGATGGTGCGCTCATTGATTATGAAGCAGAGAGGGGCGAGGGTGCTCCCGATTGTGACTGGTGCGGGGAATGACCGCCTTAATTTTAGCCCTTGCACCTCTTGCCTTGCTATGTATTGCGGGCATACTATTAGACAACGACCTAACGACAGGAGAATTCTAAAATGCAAACCAAAATGGAAGACCTTCACCGCCTTGTTGCGGTGCTTGAAGAATGCGTAAGACCTTTATTAGAGGGCGAAGAAATAGAGTCGCCTTATGAATCAATGAGACGCCCGCACCTAGTTTTACAAGAAGGAAGCAAAACCTACGGGCGAGCCTTTCGGGTTCACTTTACGGGCGGAAGTAAGTACGGCTCAGGACATTGGGAGCCTCGCGGGTTTAGTGATTACCTAGGCGGAACTAAGGCAGAAGCAGAGCGAACTCTGCGAAGTCTGATTGCTGGCATTCGTACAGGCTCAATGATTGCAGAGAAACTAGAAGAAGAGGGCAACGAATGAACCTTCAAGAGGTAGACACGATTCAAGACCTAAGAGAATGGGTCGAAGAGAATATGCCAGGGGCACGGCTCACGGTGGACAGTGCGGGAGACGTGGTTATCCACACAGGACTGCACTCTACTATGGGCGGATATTTACACGAAAGTGAGGCAGAGTGATGCCAATCTGCGGAGATTGCTTACGCCCTGTCAATGAGTGCCACCACGGGCAAGAGATAAGGCGGAAATGTTAGCCCTCGCGCTAGCCCTAACCCTTACTCTTCCCGTCGCGGTGGACGGCGACACGATACAAAGCGGTGAGTCTTTCGTCCGACTTGTACAAATTAATACACCAGAAAAGGGTGAGTGCTACTACAAAGAGGCGACGGAATACACGCACAATTTTCTAAAACTAAATGGTAAATCGAAACTCATACCTGATGCGAGATTAGATAGTTTCGACGAGTACGGCAGGGCACTAGGTTACTTGACAAAGGGAAACCGAAACCTTAATCTTGAACTCGTAAAGTATGGATACGCAAAGCCTTATTTCTACAAGGGAATGAGGGGAAAGTATGCAAACTTAATTGAGAAATATGCTAGACAAGCAAAGGCAAATCGCCTAGGCTTATGGAAATGCAACGACAGGAGAATGAAATGAGAACTTATACAGTATGGGTAGGCGGTAGTGAAATGAACAGTAATTTATTAACCAAAGGACAAGCCGTATCCATAGCGAACGATTGGTTTAATCGTGGCTACAATGATGTACAAGTACAGGAGATAAATAAATGAGTACAGAACAACAAATCCAAACAGCAATAGATAGCCTCAACGAGGCGATGAAGTTAATGAAAGAGTTGGGATTGATTACAGAGGGCGAAGAAGATGAGTGAGCCACAACTAAATGACCCAGTATTTTACGACGACTCAGAATGGATTATGTGTAGCCAATGTGACAACGAGTTCGACTTCAACACTTACAATTCAAAGACGTGTGAGTCTTGCGAGAATGGAGAGACAGAGTGAATAAAGAATTTCAAATTACATATGAAGTTAAGGGAATTCAAGTTGTCAAGGTAACGCTACCAGAGGGCATCGACGTGCCCGCAAACTGGAATTCTTTGAGCATTCAAGAGCAAGACGAATGGCTCTATGAACACGAGATTAAAACCGAAAAATATTACGAAGATATTCACTACTCTTTGCCCGCTTCTATCCTAGAAATACGCCACCTAAAGGCGGTAATTTAATGACGTTACCTGACCGAAGTTGGCACGCTAAAGGCAACTGCAACAACCACCCAGACCCAGACCTATGGCACTATGAGAACCCAAGGTTGTTAGACGAACAACAACTAGAAGTCTTGCGAAGTGTGCAGGCAATAGAGTTATGCCACACCTGTCCAGTCAGGCTTGATTGCTTGAAGCAAGGGCTAGATGCAGAAAACTTAGAGTACACAGGCGGGCACGGTTCTATCTGGGGCGGGTTGCTCACAGTTGAGCGGTATTTACTCACAACTAAACACCCAAAACAGGTTCGAGTTAAGGCAGAGTCACGACATAGAGGGAATGTTCGACGAAAGATTGCTAGAATAGATAAATGAAAAAACGATTTATAATTCTATCAACTCTTGTTGCTATCGCGGTTATCACACCAGCAACCCACAACGTGGGTGTGCACGTGGACATTGAACCCAAAAAGCCAGAGGTTATACAGACCAAGGCAACAATGGAAGAGAAGAAAGCCAACAAGATAATGGCAATGAAGTTTGCCAAGGCAGGTTGGAACTGGGATAGAACTCAGCGCAAATGTGTTTACTCGTTGTTTATGAAGGAGAGTAAGTTCGACCACTTAGCCAAGAACCAACAGGGCAGTAGTGCATTTGGGATTGGGCAGGTATTGAAGGAGACAAGCAAAGACCCAGCGATACAGATACTCAACGCTTATAAATATATCAAGCACCGCTACGACACACCGTGCAAGGCGTGGTCACACAGCCAGCGCAGAAACTGGTACTGATGCTTGACTTAACTGGCAAGCCTATTGTAACCTGTATCTGTGGGTGCAAGATGTTTGTGGTCACAGTAATGTGGGACGAAGAGACAAGAGAAGTAGGTTGGTACGATTTAAAGCAGGAATGCAAGGAGTGTGGGGCAATTAGCACCGCACCGACACCAATAGACTGGAGAGATGATGCCTAACTATGAGTACAGATGTCGTAAGTGCCACTCGCTTACAATTATAAATCGCAAGATGGAAGAGCGAGATGATGAAGTTACTTGCCCTTGTGGGCAGGTGTCTAGTAGAATTTACAATACACCAGCGGTTCAGTTCAAGGGAACTGGATTCTATTCAACAGGAGGATAGTATGTGCACAGTATGTAAGAACGGTGGTTGCAGTAATTGTGAGCCACGCAATGAAACACTTCAGTTTGCTAGCGGTAAAGAGATAGAAGAATTCTATGACTCATACGGCGAATCACTCTGGGTAGACCCAGCAGAATCAACACCTGAATCTTCCTGAGGTACGTCGTCGTTATCGCGGAATGGTTTGAACCCACCAATCTTGTTAATGAGTTTACGAATGGCACGCTTGTGACGCATACGAACTGCATCTTCTGTACCCATATCTAATTCTTTTGCAATGTCACCGAACTCCATTGACTCTGCATAGCGTAGGAATAATACTTTCCTGTCATCCTTTGGCAGTTTCCAGAATGCGTAGTCAACTTCAATCATCATAGCCATAAGGTTGCCACCCTCGTTAGGTGCAGATGGACGACCAGTTCTACCAAGGTTTAGTTTGTGGGTTACGCCCCACTCTCCACGCAATACAGGAGGCAGCAATGCCTCAACCATATCTGCTTCGTAAAAGAATAAATCGGTAGTCTCATAGCCACCAGACTTTGCTTTCCAATGGTTGCAATAATCTAAGGCTTGGTTGCGTAGGCTACGATAGATAAGGTTCTTTGCATCCTTGTCGCCTATCTCTTCCCAAGCATCTAGTTTATTTGGGTGCTCAACAAACCACTGATATAAAGATTGTTTGATGTCTTCAATATCAACAGTCGGAGACTTACGAGAATACTCAGAGGCAACAGCATCAACAACATACTGCCAGCGTTCTATCCTTGCCCACTCAATCATTGAATCTTTGTCCCGTCCACTATCTTGAGGAAGGTGACAGGCTTCATCATCTTGTTCTTGTTAGCAAACTCAGTTGTAACTGGCAACCACTTATCTTCCCACACAAGATTGTTCATCAGGTCAAGACGGAAAGACCACACGCCCTCAGGTGTATAGTTAATGTAATAAGGTGTTAGCCCAAGTTCAGCAGACTTAGTGATAAGAAAGTCATACTTCTTTTTCTCAAGCAACAACGTATCGTAGTGTGTGTTGCGTGACTTAAGTTCAATGAACATCTTATACATATCTGTGATGCAATCGAAACCATCAAAGAGTTCTGGGGAGTGTATTAAATCTGGGAAATGTTCTTCTTTGAGCCAGTTAAATAACTCCTGCTCTTTCATTCGTCCCACTTACCTCTTAACACTAGCAACCCAATGATTGCATAGTTAGCCATATCCTTGAAGGAATCCTCAAGAGACTCGTGCTCAGGGCTTGCGCCACTGTCAATCAAGTTATTGATTCGTGCTAACTTATCGTGCATACGCACACGCAACCCATTGATTGCACCGCCTGGTGCTTGTGAGATATTCTTCGGACCGTAATCTTTATGCTTAGATAGAAGCAGTTCAGATAATTCTTTAGTTATGTTGCCAAGGTTTACTTCGAGGTGGAGTTCGCGTGCAACAACGGAATGGCTAACGAAACCATCAATGAAGTTCCCTGAGTCTCCGTCTTTACTACGTTTAAACCCAAGTTTGTTAGATACTGAATAATCTGCCATATCTCTTCACGCTCCGCTTTCGTTGTCATCTGGTTCCTCCGCTAGTAAATTTTGTAAGTCTCGGTCAAAGTCCTGAAGTGCAGACTTCACAATCATATCCTCAACTAACTCATCTACTAGGTCGTAGCCATTCTCACTAGCAAATAGTGTAACATAAGTAGACTGAGTTATCAGTTTAATCTGGTCAGGGTCGTGTGCATTGTCGAACAAGAACCGAAGCATTGACCCTAGCATAAGTTTAAATCCAGAGGGCAACAGGTAGTACGGGTCGAAGGTTTCGTCCTCTTCCAAGTAATGGTCTATCAAAGCAAACGAATCGGGAAAGGTTATGTTGCAGTCGTGGCAATGATTATGGGGAGGCTCTTCCTCAATGTTCATTTACACCCATCTTTTGATTGAAGTAGTCAACCCCTTCTTGCACGAACATCGAATTAACATCGTGTCCGTCTGGGAGTTGAATGATAGTAACTGGCAGTTCTCTGGCAAGCGAACGGGCGAACTCTGTTCCTGGTTGGTCGCCGTCAGCAAAGACAAACACTCGTTCAAAGTCTGCGAGCAATCGTGTGTAGTGCTTCTTCCAACTGTTCGCACCTGGTACTCCAACACAAGGAATCCCAACGCAAGCAGAAAGAGTAAGGGTGTCCAACTCGCCTTCACAAACTCCAATAAAGTCACTGGCTCTCTCCACATCTAGTACATTGTACATCTTAGTTTCAGCCCCAGTCATACCCATATACTTTGGTTCAACCGCAGGGTTTAAACTTCTAAATCTTAAATCAACTACGCCAGTCTTAGTAATGTAAGGGATAGATAACCTACCCTTGAATGCTTCGTGCCCTGTCTCAGGCTCCGCGACTACGCCTAATGACGCCAGACGTGCTACTTCCAGAGGAATACCCCTGCTTCTTAGGTAATCTTCCGCCTGATAAATGTTTTCCGCGTACCCTGCTGCTGCTTTCCCCAGTAATTCCTTCTGCAAAATGCTTTGCTTCACTGAAACTCATCCCCTCTTGTCTGACAATAATTTGAATGCTGTTTCCTTGGACACCACAGGCGAAACAAATGAAGATGTTCTTATCAAGGTTTGCACTTCCTGATTGGTGCGTGTCTGAATGAAACGGACACTTGAGATTAACTTGCCCGTGTGTTTGTCTAAGATTCGCACCGTAGTGTCTGAGTATGTCCGCGATTGGCGGAAGGTCGCTGTCAATTCTTATCACCGTATCCTGCATCTCTTAATAGTTTCACCGCATCCTCCAGTCTAAGTAAGCATACCCAATCGGACACACTCTTTTCTCCCTGACCATTCAAGCGTAGCACTACTATGCCTAGGTCTTTATCATTTGCTCTATCTTTTAATTGTTGGATAGCAGCACTAGGATTAAATCCTGTTCTTGCCTTTACTTCCCAATCAATACCCACAGTCCCAGTAACGTCAGTCCCACTGCGACCAGCGCCAGTACTCTCAGCAAAAGGGAAGCCATTGTCAACCAGATAATTAGCCAGTACTTTTTGACTACGATATCCCCTATGTTTGCGTGATTGCGAAGCCACTTACGAAGCACTCTTGTCTCCGCGTAGAATACGCACAGCCCAACCTAAGCCAGCGTTAACACCCTCAGTCCATTCATCTGTGACTGGTACCTTTGCTGATTCAATCTTCTCAATTAACTTAGCAGTCTCTTGCTTAAGTTCAAGCAGGACATAAGCACGCATTTCTTGAGTCGTGTCGTCTTCTTCTTCTCGTATCATTATTCTCCTATGAGTTCTCTGGTATGTCGTCCATAAACATATACTCAGGATTAAATGCTAGCCACGCTAGCAAATCCCCGTTTGCATCTGCTCTTCCGTATCTATTCTTTACAGGTGCAATAGCCATAGAAGTACCAACAACTCCAAGAGTACAGATAAGAGCAGGAAGTTGCGCGACCTTACCCTGAAGAGCCGACCTAGGCTGGCAAGGATTACCAGGTACAGCCTCAGAAGTATGATGCAAAATAATAATAGCAGCGTTAGTATCACGAGCAAGGAATTTCAACTCCTTCATAATCGCACGCATAGATGCGAACTCTTCACCACCATCGGTGGCAATGTCCATTAAGTTATCAACAAAGATTGCAGTAGGTGGACAACCCCACAACTCTTCAAAGGCTTGAACTTCCTCGTCTATATCTTGCAGAGTAGGAGATGATTCAAATGACCAGACAATGTGTGCACCTCGTGAGAGGGTTGCCTTTGTCCAGCCGTAGTCATTGTTCATTAATGTTTCAACATCAGTCTGATTCTTACCGCTAATCATTGATGCAAGGCGCATAGCCATAGTATGAGCGTTAGTATCTGCTGAGATATATAAGCAAGGCACCTTCATCTTGAGGGCTAAAGCCAGTGCCAGAGTGGACTTTCCCACACCTGGAGTACCTGCCAACATAGAGACTTCTGCTCTGCGTAAAATTATTTTGTTGTTATCAAATGCACGGAACACAGAGGGCAATGGTTCTCCACCAATGTCTGCTCTTCCTACTGAACGGACAAGAGTTCTCATCCTTTAGTCTTCTCAATGTCTTCTAAAGCAGCGTTGTATCCTTCTTTGTAACCATCAACGTATGCTTCTTGTAATAAATACTTAATTGTTTTTTCCATTTGTATCTCCCGTCTTAAGTTGGAAGAGGGGTAAATATCTTCCCCTAATAAATACCCCTCTACCAATTCTAGTTTATATCAATGTCTAACCATTGACTGGTGAGCATTGCCCTTGGTCTTGTGGTTGCTGACAAACCCACATCCGATATGGCTTGCCGTTCTTCTTCGAGATTCCCGATAGGAACTTTCGCTCCCCGTGTAGACACGTTGGCGTGGTACCTGATGCTTCCGCTGTCGGGGCGGTTACGAAGGTAGGAGTTGCTTGCTGCGCGGGAGTTGAAGTAGGCGTTCCCAAAGGGGCTGCCACACCTGCACCATTTAGCATTCTTCCTGTTGCTGCAATCTGTGTTGAGTAATCAGAGATTCCCTCTAGCAATACGCTGAGTTCATCTGCAGTATTAGCGCGGACATTTACCATATCCCCACCATTGGTCTTGTATGAGACCTGTAACTTCCAATCTTCTGCCATTACTTGTCCTCCTTCTTTAGGCTAGGAAAACCTAGTGCTTCCCTTGCTTCATCTTGTGTAATGATTTTCATCTCTAGCGCAACCAACACATCTTGTGCTGTTAGCGTACTTACTTTGTGCATTTATTTGTCCTTCGTGAATTGGCAATGTTCTGTGAGTCCACAGAAATTGCACGATTGTAGGTTCGGTAGAAATATACCAGCCTTGCGTGCTTTGTCAAAGCCATCAACAAAGTATTCAAGTGTGTCCTGTGTATACCTACTTAGGTCAATCATCTCTCCTGTCCCCGACTCACGAGACATCCAGTAGTTTCCTAGATTGACTTCAACACCCAGCATCATCTCGACTCCTATTTTGTAGAAGCCCAACTGAAGGTCAGACTGAGGACGTGCACGAGAGGTCTTTAAGTCAACGATAACTAACTTACCGTCAACCTCAAAGATTCTATCGATGAACATCTTCACTGGTACTCCAGCGATGACTGGGTTTAACTCTAACTCGATAGCCTTGGCACCTTGAGGTGTTGTCCAGAGTTTCCAGTTAGGGTTGTTCTTGCGCCATAGGATGTAGTTGTCAGTCCATATGGAACCTTGTTCGTACCACCAAGCAGCATCTTCCTTGTTAGGGTTGAGTTTAGTTGCTCGTCCTGCTACTCGTGCAGTGGTGAAGTCAAGACCTTCGGTCTCCTTACGCCACGCTTGTTCCCATAGTGGGTTAGTTGTCATAGTCATACAACTCTGCTGCTAAGTGAAATGCTCGTCCGCCTGCTGACCAGATAGATGGTTCCTCTGGTACCTGAAGTAATCTACCTAGGTAGTATTGATATCCACAAGTCAGGTAAGTGGTAAATGCTGAGTAGGATATATGTGCTGGCAGTTCGTAACTGTCCAATTTAATCATCGACTTCTCCTGTCTTAAAGTTGTTACATAGTCCTCCCTTAGAGGACAGGAGGGTACTCGATAAGGGAGAACTATGTAAATCTATTTAGTTATTATTATATAATTATATATATAATATCGGCGCTTCGCGCCTTATATTAATTAATTTAATAATTAATAATCTGAGTATACACACAGGCAACCTGACTGTAAGTTAGCGACACGCCGATGACCCTACAGAAATAACAAAAAGACCCCCAAGCCATAGGTAATCCTATGACCTGAGGGTCTAAGTGTCTTAAAACCGCCTTGGAAGGCGTATGAGGGGTACTACTTTGAACCGCGACCAAACTCTGTAGCAGATGGGTCTAGCCACTTGAGTAGTGGACCAGCGAAACCAGTCAATGCTGCCATTGCTAGGGTCTTAAGGTCCGTCTCACCAACAAGGTAAAGCGCAACCGCAGCAGATGCTGCAGCGCGGAACCAAGATAGTGATAGTTGCTTGAATTGTTCCATTGTATCCTCCTAGGGGATTAGGCTTTTGCACCGTGCACTTTGCAACAGGTACAAACTTCGGTCTTGTATGCCTTCTTCGCAGGCACTGGTACTACCTTTGACACAACCTGGTTAATAATCTTTGGCTGATTAAGCCACCAGAACCAAGGGCTTGTGTCGGCAGAGTGCTCTTCTTTGATAGAAATATGCAGATGCTTATTGTGCTGGTTGCTACCTGTGTACTTACGGTTGCCTTCTTTAGCACGAGCCTTTGACCAAATCTTTCCCTTAAAAATTAGGTACTCAACTCGCTTGTCTTCCTTCAACTTCTCGAAGATGTCAAGGCAATCAATGCCGTGCTTAGGGTCGTGAGTCAAATCAACTGCTAACCCTGTGTTGTGGTCAGAGTTGGGATTCTGATGTATATGCGCTTGGGAAGGAAGGAGTCCATCGCTGGCTTTCATACGCAAGGGCGCTATCGCCGTGGCTTGACGCAGGACAGCAGTGGCGGCAGGCGTGGCTTTCGTAACAAGTTTCTTCATTATTCTCCATCTTTCTTTTCCTTTGGCTTTGACTTTAATCCGTTTCCTGCAAGTACGCCAGCAAGAGAACCAGTAAGAAACACGCACAAGGTACTAACAAGGTCAATAAATGCAGCATCGTTGGGTGCCTGTTCTCCTAATGGTTGTGTGATAAATAGCAACGCATAGAGCAATCCAAATACGGAACCAGCAAATACAATGGCTAGTATGATTCCGATAGTTACAATCAGTCTTGCGTGTAAATCTTCGGGTGTGAATTTATTTCTTTGGCTCATCTAATACTCCAGGCAAAATGTCTTTGGTACAAGTACCAGTGGGGATACATTGAGGTGGGTTACACTCTGGCTTACTCCAGTTTTCATACTCTTGACAGGGATAACGAACCCAGCCCTGATACCCGCAACCGCTAAGAGTTATTGCGAGTAAGAAGAATGCGATAAATCTCTTCAACTTGTCGCTCCAATCTTGACACTGAATCCTTCATACTCGAACCACCATTGGGCTTAAGTTCATATAGGAAATGTTTTACTAGCCATCTAACAGATGCAGCAAATGCTGACACGATTGTTAAGATAGATATGATTAAAGCAGCCCAGTCTGTGGGTGTCATTTGCGCTCCTAGGAGTTATACAGTGCGGATAGTTATTTGTAAGATTCCACCAAAGCCATCAAAGCGCTTATCTGGTGGGGTCAAGCGGGTGAACGTAACTTGTTCGATAACAGCCTGGCGAGATTCGCCAGTTGTTAGGTCTTGCCAGGTGACAACATCTCCGTTGCCTTCGATGTCTTCAAGTAAACGAATCTTGTCAAAGGCTCTGCCTTCGTATCCAAGTAGTACGTTGTATCGGTCAGTCTCAATGTCATAGCAATAGACAGGGAACTGCACCACACGTTGACGTGGAGTAGCAATCGTTGACTTTGCTTGGTAACCCTTGAACTGTGGACCCTTGCTTGGGTCTGTTCCATCTCTGTACATAATAAACTTATAAGCCAAGTATTCTTGTGCTGCAGATGGAGATGAAGTTGTTACCTCTGGTGCACCTACTGATGCATCATAAGAGATAACGTCATACTCAACGCCATTCTCATCAACAGTATCTAGTGTCATAGAACCGTAGGTAAAGTTACCTCGACCTAGTAGTCGCTTAAAGTTCTTCTTCTCAAGTGTGTTGTATCGAATGTTGCCAGTCTTTAAGTAACCAGTAGGAGTTAGTTCGGTTAAATCCTCAGTGTAAATACTTCCAGTTGTCGCAACAATTGCCGCAGCAGATGTCACTGCTGTAGATGTTACATTGGTTGCAGCCTTTGTGTATGTAAATGTAGTGGTAGTTGGCACTGTTGCTACTGTGTACTCACCATTAAATGTAGCATCTACACCCTCGACCCAAATGGAATCGCTTACCGCTAGGTTGTGTGCTGCACTTGTAGTTAGTGTCGCCACGTTGCTAGTCAATGCCTTGTTAACAATGGTACCTGCAGAGGTAGCAGATGTAGTAAATGCTAGTTGTTCAGTGCCATTGACGAATGCACAGCCAGTAGTAATATGGTTTGTTACACCTGGGTAGTAAATATCATTTGCGTATGCAAAGCGCAGTGGCTCTATCTGTGTTCCTAGGTCAATACGGATAACCCCAGGCTCGCCATTAACAGAGGTCGCACACCACACAAAGCGGTCACGTGCTGCAAAGTCATAGCAAGGCTGAGTTGTTTCAACAATCAGTGGACCATAGTTGATTGAACCATCTACATCTGAGACAGTTGCTGCTCGGATACCCTTGTTAGTTCCAATCATCATAAAGCCTAGGTAGTAATAAATCTTGTGACAGATTTCTCCTACTGGTAGTTCTGCTGCAACAACTGCTGATGTAAGAGTTGGCATAACTCCAGCAGTAGAAAGAGTAAACTTAACGATTGTTGATTGAATGCCGTTGTATCCAGCGACATAGATTGCAGAACCTGATGCTGCTATAGATGTGAATACGTGGCTAGAAGATGGATGTGTATAGACAGCAGTTGGCATAGCCACTGCAGATGATGAGAACTCATACACCTTGTTGTCAGCGCACATAACAATACGCTCTTTGACGTACTCCATTGTTGCGTTAGCAACTGTACCAATCTCATCAAACATTGTTGTAACATCTGCGGTAGAGGCAGAGGTACCAGTCAAAGGCTTTTTGTAAACAGTCTTCTTGGTTGCTGTGTTAGTAATCCAGAATGCTGTTGTACCATCATCACAGATTGCATATACAGCACTATCGGTCCCAGCGTTGTAATCAATAAAGTGAATAGGTGCTGAACCTGGAACAATCTTGTCTACGTCATACTCATCCCATAGCAATACACCTTCGGTGTTATTGAACTTAATAGAACGAACAGACTGGAATGGCTTACCATTAGAACGCACTCGACCAGTAGTAATATGGTTAGGTTCTACATTGTTAAGTAGAGTTACTTCACCTTGCTTGAATACATCCACACCCTTACTGTCTGCAAAGCGATAGTGTCCAAACTCGTCTGCAGTTTGAGGGTCAAAGTAAACAATGCCTGTACCACCGTGGAAAGAAGACTGTGAACGAATCCACCAGCCAGTTAGAGATTGCTCTCCTGGTTCTGTCTGGTTGTCAAACTGTTCTTTACGAAATGGTGCTGTCTGTCTAACATATGGTCGTGCATCACTGATTGCGTAGATGAATGGGAGTCCACCAATTGCTACATCATAATTGATGTCAGTGTTCTGCCAGATTGCACCGTCGGAAACGATACCAATATCAGTTGCGATGGCTCGCGCAAGAGACGGATTGTCAGGTGTTGGTCCTAATCTATCGCCACGACCTTCGGTAATATCACGACCAGCCACTTAGACTCCTTAAGGTTTGTCTTGCTCTATTTGCTTCTTTAATGTTTGCCAACTCCAGTAGAGACCGTAGTAATCTACGTCTAACGAGAATCGTTTCATATGTCGTACTAGCGCACCTGTGTGTGCGTAAAGAGGAACACCTGCTTCTTTAAGTTTGCGGAAGAAAACAATGTCTTCTCCTACATACTCATCTCCAATACCTTCTTGCTCTGCAAACATAGACTGGTCTGGGAACTTAGCACGTAGTGCTGGTATCACAGACTTATGCATTAGAACAAAACCAAACCCTGCTGAGTCAACTTTTATTACTTGATTCTCAGGCAGTGGATGTACGTGTTGGATTACGTGCTCACTAATATTGTGGAACAAAGCAGGGAATGGTTGGGCTAGTGTGCCTTCGTTCTGCTTAGAAATGAAGTAAGTGCCAGTAACTACTGGCTTACCAATCTTGTCAGCAGCATCCCAAATCTTTGTCACTACGTGAATGTCAATGACGATATCTGAATCTACCCAGAGTAGCCAGTCGGTCTTGATTTGGTCTGCCCAATAGTCAAATAGAACTTGACGTTGGCGACCAATCTGATTACCTTGTACTCGCATACTGTGGGTAATAGGGATGCCATTATTAGGAGCCTGTAAGGCTACGCTAACAATACCTTCCGTAAACTTACCGTCAGTATTACCGTTGTCACACCAGCCAATTGCTAGTGTTCCTTTATTTACTTTGCTCATATTGTCCCCTAATGATTGTTAGTTGAGCAGTTTATATCCTTGCTCAGGGAATATTGATACTTTTGTTAATTATTATTTTTTAAGATTAGTTAATAATTAGGATTTTTTTCCCAATGCACACCATTCCATTTTAACGCACCAATTCTTACAAGGTAAACTTCTGTATCTATTAGATAACAGGCTGAAGCCCCCAGTTCTGTTTTAGCATTTTCTAAAGCCTCTGTATCATTTTCAGAAACAACTACTGTATTGATTAAAATGTTCTCATTATCAACCAGTCCATAATGTAGCAACTTATCCATTACTTACTCCTTTATTTAACATAAATTAATACTTGACCGCTTAGTCCATTGCCGCCCGAGAAAGGCGAACCTACTCCAGTACCTTGGACGACTCCTGCGCCACCACCACCACCGCCACCGCCAAAACTACTGTCTGCGTTAGAACCACTTGAACCCCCTGAAAAACTTAGAGGAACTACACGAGCATTTTGTCCTGCACCGCCACCACCTGCGCCACTTCCACCACTTGCGCCACCTGTGCCACCATTTGCAGCATTTGTGCTTCCACCACTCATTGCACCGCTACCACCACCTCCACCACCTGCGCCAGTTGTAGCATTTACTGTTCCTAAACCAGACAAAGACATTGAAGAAGTAGCCGCAGCGCTACCGCTTGAACCTGGGCTACCGCCATCAGTAGTTCTACTACCGCCACCCGCACCTCCTGCACCACCTAATGTTGCTGCAAAGTTTGCTGCGTTTCCGCTTTGTGTGTTAGTTCCTACTGTTGCAATTGCTGTGCCTGATGATGTAATGATACTTGTACCACCAACACCACCAACTGTTATACTAAAAGTTGCACCTGAACTTGTTGAAAAATCAAAAAACCTTCCAATAGAAGACCCTCTTCCACCCGCGCCACCTGCTCCTGAACTTCCAACGCCAGCGGTAGGAGAGTTTGCGCTTGCGTTCCCACCACTTCCACCTGAATCACTACCGCTAAATACAAAAGCAGCGATTTGTGTTTTACCAGAGGGAACGGTGTAAGTTCCAGATGATGTGAATGTTTGGCTAAGTTCATAATTTGCAGGCGCGGAAAATGACCCAATTAAACCAAGTTGAATCCCAGCCATTAAGTCAATCCATTTCCACTAATAATCCAAGATGTACTTGTAATCTTTAAGGCAGTAGCCATACCAAATGGTGCAAGTGTGCGTGAACCTGTGGTTCCTGGACCTGCAAGAATAAGTGTATCAGAGGTAATTGCAATAGTTACGGTTGCTCCAGTGGCTGCTACAAAAGAGATTGCAGTACCTACTGGGAATGCAACTGAGGCATTGGCTGGAATAGTAATAGTACGAGTTGCGGTTGTATAGATATGCTCACCAGCATCTGCAGCAACGATTGTGTAAGAACCAGTTGTAGCAGCAGTGCTTTGTGGGATACCCATATACCCTGCACCGCGTGCAGCAGTTGTGGTTGTAGCATCTGTAATTGCAGAGGCAGAAGCCTTAGTGTCTATCTGAGTCTGCAAAGCAGAGGTGACTCCATCAAGGTAGCCAATCTCAGTATCAGTTACATTTGCAACTCTTGCCTGAATAACTGCAGTATCTACATCAAGAGTGACAGTACCCGATGTACCGCCTCCACTTAATCCTGTGCCTGCTGTTACTCCTTGAATGTCAGCAGATGCGTTGTCTGCATTTACGCGGGCTTTAGTCATTTATATTCCTTAGGTTGTCTAAACATTGACTTATAACGGTCAAAGAATTTGGCTTGCAAACGATTGGTAACTTGTTGCTGTTCAATAAACTCTGCTTGACTGCCTAGACTCATTTGCCATTCATTACGTTTGATTGGAATGACTTGAGCAATAGGAGTACCTGCAGGAATTAATCCTTCAAAGTTTACATCGTTAAGTACAAATGGAAAGTTTACTGGAGCAATATAAGTATCGGTATCTACAATTCCTGGAAGAATTGTAAACGGTAAATCTCTATGCATAGGTTGAACAAACAAAGTTGAGTAACCTTTAGGAGTTTTAATTGCCCAAGGGTTAGTCCATTTTGGATAAGCCATATGCCCGTTACGCTGAGGGTGTTCAGGCATTTGTTCTATTGGATGAAACTGGATAAGACCATAGTTTGACCATTCAAACCAAGGTTGCTTAGTTCCATCTTCTGTTTCTTTTTGAGAAACAAATACATCGGCAGCAGATACAATAATGTACCCACCAGCAATTGCATCAAATACTGGCATACATCGTTTAGCAGTTGCAGATGTTATGCCTTGACCAGTAGGTTTCTTTTTTCCATTGATATAAGATTCTAATTTCTTATACCAGTCTGGAATAAAAGAACTTGCTGGTTTAGGTGAGTACTCTTTTGGAATACCTATTGTATCTGTAAACTTTATTTCCATTTTGTCCCTTATTTATTAGTTTTAATCTACAGAAGGTTGTTCAAATACTCCATTTGAATAACCAAGACCAATGTGTGCTGTGTCAATACCTTCTTCAGTGTACTCGACACATTCAGCATTAGTAATTACGCTTTGCACTGCTTCAAGTGAATCAGCAAATACAATGTTTTGTACTATATTATTTCTAATAACTGCAAACTTTGGCATTTTATTTTTCCTTTATTTCATATGGGTATTTTTGCCACCTGTAAACTGGGCTATTTTCTACTGTTATTTCAATTACAGTTGCATTAGGATGGTCTGCTTGCGCTTCTTCTTTTGTCTCAGCAAACCAACAATCTTCAACAATGTCATTGATTATAATTGCGTATAATTTTTCTTTCATTTTAATAGTAGATGTAAACTGTTCCTGCATTGCCACCTGCTCCACCAGTTCTTCCACCTGTACCATTGCCTGGGTTACCAGCACCGCCACCGCCACCACCAGTTCCTGCTGTGCCTGCAGTTCCGTTGTTTCCAGTGTTTGCAAATCCTCTTCCAGCACCACCAGCGCCTCCGCCAGGAGAACCACCAGCAGCACCTGCATTGCTAAATCTTCCGCCACCACCGCCACCACCTGGTGAACCTGGGTGTCCGCTTCCACTACCACCTATTCCTTGTTGGTTTCCTCCAGTGTTTGCTGCAGATGCACCAGCAGAACCGCCTGCTGTTGGAGCGGCATTTCCTCCACCACCTGCTCCGCCTCCTGAACCACCCGCTCCGCCAGTAGAACCGTTAGCGCTGTTGCTAATCTGCCCACCACCACCAAAACCACCATTAGCAAGAAAATCTTGCCCTACTTGGCTTGCTCCACCTTGAGAACCAGAGTTTCCATTGGTATCTCCACCTGCACCACCTGCGCCAATTACTACCGCAATGGTTGAGGTTGTAGATGAAAAGTATCCTGCTGAAACAAATCCGCCACCACCGCCACCTGCAGAATATTCATTTCCACTATTTATTTGAGCGCAACCACCACCGCCACCACCTGCTGTAATTGTTGAAACATAACCAACAATTCCAGTGCTTAAGTTAGCAGTAACGTTTCCAGTTGTATTAACAGTGTGTTTTAATGATGCTGTGCCACCTGCCGCTGCGACAGGAAAAATTGAAAAACCCATTACGAAATCTCCACTCCGCTAATGTGAAAGTCAACAGATGTTGACGATGCACTACCAGCAATTACTTGAGTTGCATCTAGTACCTGCTTTAAGTCAAAAAATGCAGATGAGTTAGCAGCAATAGATACGCTACCAAGCAAGTCAATAGCATTAAGAGTCATTGATGCAGTTACTGCAGACCCTGTTGGGTTGCATATTACAATGTTAGTTACCACTGCAGTTGTTGCAGAGGGTACTGTGTATAGGGTTGTGCTTGATGTCGCTGCTGCTGTTCGAGCAAGGACTTTAGATACTACAGCCATTAGTTACTGTGCCTTTCGTTTAGAGGTAGACACCCATAAGGGTGCTTATTTCAATAGATGTTAAATCTGGTTCTGGTACTTCTGCCCACTCAAGTCCAAGTGCTGCACTTGAGTTAGCAGAAAGAAAATATCCATTAGTTCCTGCTGTTAGTTTACCAGGAGTATCGGCTGCACTGGCTACAATTAAATCTCCCTTAGCATCTAGGATGCTGTTAGGGATTGCTGTTGCAACTTCAAATGAGGTGAATGTAATAATCTCTAGCACATCACCCGATACCAGCGCTGGGCTTAATGCTGAGATAGATGTGCCGTTGCTTGCTGTGTAGTCTTCTCCACGAACTAGCAGCACACCATTAAGGTATACCTGCTCCTTGCCTGGTAAGTATGACAGTGTTACGCCATTATCGTCAGGACCTGACTCTGATGTTTCTCCGCCTGCTGCTGTGTAGCGGAAGCGGAAGATAGCAGCAGTTGAGGAAATTGAACCCCACTCTGTACCAGTCCAAGCAAACATTGCATTGCTTACTGAGTTCCAGTAGATAGCACCAACGATAAGCGCATTGCCATCATTGTCCACTGTAGGCGGAGTTGACTTAGCACCTAGGTATCTGTCATCAAAGTTATCGTAAGTTGTTGCAGCACTTGTTGCTGATGTCAACGCAGATGCTGCAGATGTAGATGCACTCGATGCATCAGTTGCTGCAGAGGCGGCACTTGTACTTGCAGACGCTGCAGAAGTAGCAGCAGCAGATGCAGAGTTAGATGCCGTTGTAGCAAAACCTGAGATAGTAGCAACAGAGTTGGCTGCAGTGGTCGCACTAGCAGATGCTGAGTTGGCAGATGTTAATGCGCTGGCTGCACTAGTAGAAGCAGAGGCTGCGCTAGTCGCTGCAGCGGCTGCATCTCCAACAATACTTGCTGCACTTGCTGCAGCAGAGTTGGCACTTGTTAATGCAGAACTTGCAGACGTAGCAGCACTTGCAGCACTTGTGGCTGCTGCGCTTGCTGAGTTAGATGCAGTAGTTGCATAACCTGCAATTGTCGCTACAGAGTTAGCGGCAGTAGTAGCACTTGCTGCAGCAGATGTGGCTGATGTAGCCGCTGCTGTTGCTGATGCATTAGCACTCGTTGCGCTAGTTGCTGCTGATGTAGCAGAAGTTGCTGCATTGCTAGCAGATGTAGTTGCTGAGGCTGCTGAGTTAGCCGATGTAGTCGCAGATGAGGCTGATGCAATTGCTGACGCTTCTGCACTTCCTGCTGATGTTAATGCAGATGCAGCACTAGTTGCAGCAGATGCTGCACTGGTAGATGCTGCAGTCGCAGAACCTAGAATGCTATCTACGTAATTCTTTGGTGTAGCAGATGAAACCGACATACCTGCTGATGACAAACCAGTAAGTGTTACGCCAGTCATATCAATAGTCTTGTTGGTCAATGTCTGTGCTGCGTTAGCAATTACTACTGTACCAGTTGTATTAGGTAGGGTAATTGTATTATCTTGAGTTGGGTCTACTACTGTAAGTGTGGTTTCGTAAGCGTCTGCAGTTGCACCCTCAAAGACAATGCTTGCATCTACACCAGCACCAGAGATGCTTGGGTTAGTGATAGTAGGTGCTGTTAAAGTCTTGTTAGTAAGAGTCTGAGTCTTAAGTGTACCTACAACGTCGCCTTCACCTGCTGCGATACCGTGCATCGTGTGAGCACCAGTACCGTCGTTGTATCCACCAGTTGCTTCAATGTGAAGGTTGGCTTCGCGGAAGTCACGACCAATTGCCATATGGCGAACAGCAGCACCAGCAGAGTGAGCCTGTCCAGTACCAGCATTTTCAACGCCACGGGTGATTGTTAATACGTTAGTACTAACAACCGTGACGTCTACAATTTCTTCAAGCGCTGTATCTGGGTCAATGACAACAGTAAATGTTGTGCCTGCGGGGACGGTTGCTCCACCAAGTAATGCTGAGCCAGAGACTACAGTGCAAGTTGTTGCTGCATCTGTAAGGTTGGCTGCTAGCGTAGTTTGCTGGGAGCGTGAGGAATATTTTCTTGTTGTCATTTATTTACCTATCGGCTGTAGTGAACGCGGATTGGATACTGGGCTTGCTGTCTTGCTGTTTCTTCATTAAGGCGTTGTGTATAGAGTGCATAGAGTTGCTTCGTTGCACTCTGTGATGCACCAAATGGACGCTTGCTATCTGTCTCATCAGCCTGAGGACTTACCTGTGCAGCACGTGCTGGGTCTAGGTAAGTCAACAAACGATAAGAAGCACCTAGAATTACAACATCGCGTGTTGAATCAGGTAATCCTGTTTGTGTTGCATAGTCTTCTGAGTTAGTTGTAAATGGAACTGGGTCGGTTGCATATACAACCTTGACTGTACGACCTGGTTGAACAAAGTCGCCAATTGTTACTGTCTGTGCTCCAGCACCGAATGCTGTAGTAGAAGCCAATGAATCCCAAGACCAACGACGGATTGGGAACCATTCTTCTGATGGTCCAATGTCTTGCCACATAATTGTCATAATATTGTGGATACCAAGATTGTTAAATGGGTATGTAGTCTGGGCTGCATTAAAGGTAAATGATGTTGTCTTGACAGCAAAGATAGTAGAGCCAAAGGCTGCGATAGTATCGTTGATTGCTTTCTTGATAACATAGCGTGGGAATGTAGGCGTGATAGTAACCTTAGCCCCAGCGGTGTGTGCTGCTGTTGTTGTACCTAAGTAGCCACGACCCCAAGGTGGAACTGTTGCTGTATTAGATACACGGTCAAAAGAATCTAGCCAGATTAACTCTTCGTTGATTTCAATAGTACCTTTACCGATATTGTCGGTAGATGCTAACTGAAGAATAATTGGGTCAGCAATAGTTGATGGGGTAGCAGCAACATTTTCTGTTATGTAAGTTGCTCTATCCTGCTGGTATGTGTAACCTGCAAGATTGATAAGCACTTCATCAATCATACTTTCAAGTGTTGGCATTAGATAGTCCTTAATGCTGCAAGAGCAGATAGTCCAGTAGTAGACGCTAGTTCATTGCAGATAGCGTTAAGGTTTTTAAAGTTATTAGGTTGACGGTTTGCATCAGCCTTGTAGTTAAGGGCTGCAATTAAACCCTTACCAGTTGTACCAGCCCAGGCATTAGCAGCACCTTGTGACTCTTTGAATACTGTCATCAGTGGGTAGTCTCCACCATTAGCCAAACGATTAAGTTCAGCACAGAACGATAAACCAGGAATGCTTGCCATTATTTAGCCTTTCGTTTAACTGCTGCGTTATCTACCAAGTTGGGATAAGGTCGTCCTGCTGCTTTTGCTCTTGCCTTTGCTTTAGCCTTTTGTGCTGCAGTCAAAGGTGTTGACTTCTTCTTAGGGTTCTTCTTGTCCCAGAATGCTTTCTTTTTCACCACTTCACCTTGTCTGCCCAGTAGGCTGCTGACATCTTTCCTTTAGCAATATTCTTTGCGTGTCTAGCCTTAAATGATGCTTGACGCTTTGTAGGCTGCCTATCTCCAGTAACGCCCTGTTGACCAAAGCGAATAGTCTTAACCTGGTTACCTTCTTTAGCCACAACAACGTGTGACTTCTTAGGGTGATTCGGTGTGCGCTTTGGTTTGTTAAAACCTGACACTCCTGCTCGCTTTAGTCTTGGGTCCATTATTTTTTCTTCGCCTTCTTAACAGTCTTTTTCGCTTTCGACTTGCCTGCTTCAGAGAGAGCAATAGCCACAGCCTGCTTACGAGATTTAACAACTTTGCCACCTTTACCAGAGTGAAGTGTTCCCCGCTTGAACTCGCCCATTACTTTCTGAACTTTGTTCTTCATTATCGGTTTCGGTCAATCTTGAAACCAGGAACCTTTGATGGGTCCCAGTTAGCCTTTTCCATTGCCTCACGGAATGCTTTGTCTCCTGGAGTTTCGTTGCGAAGCATTTGTGCACGCTCTGTTGCTCGCAGTCGAGCAGCATCTGCTGTCTTATCTCTAACAGGAGTCTTAGGATTTGTCGCTGCCTTCTTCTTGCCAGCATCGTACTGAGCCTTTAACTTTTCAAGTTGTGCCTTCAGACGCTTCTGGTCTGCAGGAGTTTCAGCGGTATCAATTAACCAAGAACGCTTGTTCTGGTATTCATCATATGTCATTGGCATAATTACTTCATCTTCTTCTTAGCAACTTTTTTAGCAACTCGTTTAGCAACCATCTTCTTGGCAGCCTTCTTGGCTTCCATCTTTCCCTTTGCTGTGTATGGGAACTTCTTATCTCCGACCATTGGCATTATATTGCTCCTACTTCCTTGAGTACTTCTACCGATTTTTTGTTTATATCTCTTGCCTTTGGCATAGTGTCAGCATTGTAAGGTTTGTTGAGAACCTCGCTTGCTTGATATGCCTCTTGTATGTGACGATGAGTTGTACCTGCTGGTTGTATACCTTGGGCACGAGCCTCTTTGTATGCATCCAATTCGCCAGTCCATTTCTTGTCAGCGATTGGTCTTGAAGCATCTCCTGGAGATAACTCAAGAGTTCCTATTTTGCAACCAAAACAACCTTCAACATATTCAGGATGTTTCTGCTTTTGATGTAAGTTCATTTGTCCCTATACCTGAGTAAAGTTTGCCTCTGTGACTCCAACTCCACCAGCAATTAATGCTGCCTTTGTTGCATCACTTACTTCATAGTTTCTTCCACCTTGATACAACTCTTGAAAGGTTGGTAAATCTGAATCAAGGATGTATCTTTGCTGGGAGTAAACTCCGTTTTGTTTTACAATGGAAACACCTACATCTAACTTGTAGAAGTAGAATAGGCGTGACCCAGTACCAGATGGACCTTCCTCTACGGTTGGTGTCTTGAATAGCCAAGTAGCCATTAGTCCTCCTTAGTGAACTTACTCCGTGACAGGGAGTTTCCCCCCTGTCACAGCGTCAATTAACTACTAGAGAGCAGCGATTGATGAGCCTGTTTCAATGCGATACAGTGCTTCTTCACGGTAACGTGCAAAGCCGAGTACGCCGTACCAACCCATTGGGCGGAAACGCATCAACTTATCAGTTACGTTACCAATAACAACGTGTGGCTCTTCAGCAACAGCCTGAGCCATTGCTTGCTTTCCAGCCACAATTGTGTTGTAAACGCGAGTTACTGGTGTAACAGTTAGAACTGTTGATACTGTAACTGCAGCAGAGTTAGCAACGTCAACAGTAAATGTTGTTGTTGAACCATCTGTTGTGATAGCAGTAATCTTTGCAGATGTACCGACACCTGTTCCAGAAATCTTGTCGCCAACTTCAGCGCGAGTTGCGATAACAGAAGATGAAGCAACGCCGAATGTGAATGCGGCTGAAACTCCTGCTGATGTTACTGCTGTTGTTGCTAGTGTTGACTGGTCTGCACCCGACTTGCTTGAGAACAAACGTGGTGACTCTACGAAGTATGCACCTTCGTACGCACCGATTTCACCAGCCCAAATGTTTTCATTTGCCTGGTAGTTGTGTGGGTCACGCCATCCTGCTGCGCCTGTCTCGGCACGTAGGTCGTGTGATACTTCTGGGTGGATACCAACCCAGTATAGTGAACCCTTGCGGTATGCAGCCTTGTTTGAACGCAACTTAGCAACAGCCTTGCGGATGTCTGCTGAGTCTAGTGTTGCAGCAGCAGTGATTGTTGCTGTTGAGGTTGCTGTTGAACCGCCGTAGATTACGTTGCTTCCGCCACGTAGTGTTGTCATTGCAACCTGGTCGATTGAATCTGCAAGGTTGAATGCGATGATGTTAGCAATTGCTGGGTCTACATCTGCTAGAGAGAATAGTTCCAACGCACGTGTTACAAGAACAGAGTTACCGTACTCGTTAAGAGTAATTGTAACTGTGTTAGGTGTTGACAATGCTACTGCATCTGGGTCAACTGTCTCTGTTAGTGTGCTTGTTGCTGCTGTTAGGTCCTGGTACTTCTGGAGTACAACTGTTGAACCTGGGATTGATTGCTGTGCTGGAGTCTTGTCTGCGACTGAACGAATTAGTGGTTCGGCGCGGAGAGCGAACTCAAGAAGACGGTCATACGCCTTCTGTACAAGACCTGCACCGCCGACTGTACCACCAAGAGTGGTAGAGCCTGTGGATGTGTATGCATTTGACATATGCGGTCACCTCCAAGTGACTATGAACGGATATTATTGTTGTGAGCGTAGAATTGCCAGAATGTCTTCTTCAGACGTTGCCTGTTGCATTCTGTATTCAATGTCGTTTGCTCGGTCAGGGGTCATAGCATTTTGGGTAACCAAGTCCTGGTTGCGTAATGCAGCGCGGTCTTCTTGGGATATTCCTGATGCTTCTTCGTTAACCGTTAGTCCGAACAAGTCTGCATTATCATCGAGCCAGTTAGAAACTGATTCTTCGTTAATGTCATCCAAGTCCTTCATTACTAAACGGGCTGCTTTAAGATTGACGCCCTTCTTTTCTAGTACTGACTTGACAGTTGACTCACGCTGCGCCTTGGAAAATCCCTCAAGTTGCTCAGTAAGTTCCTTGATACGCTTCTCATCTGCACGCTTGGCTTTTCGTAACTTTTTAAGTAAGTCACTTCCATCCATCGGTGCTTCTTCGATTGTATCTAGGTCATCGTCTTCGTCGTCCCAGTAGTTGTTGCTCATAGCAACGCCACCCTTCTATTCGTAGTTAGTTCGCAAGCCTCAGATACCATTCGGGGAAATGGTCTGGCTCTTACTCCCAGTCTGTTACGCTGGCGGGGCTGGTCGGTCCGCTCAGGATTCTGTTTTAGATTACGCGATTAGCACGAGATTGTGAAGCAAGCGCTCTAGGACTTGTCCCAGCCTTGCCCATAAATCGTGCTTCTTCTTGCATTGTTAAATCTTCTAGTGCCTTAAGTTCCTTGGCAGACTTGCCAATTACAGCATCTGTTAAACCAGAAACACCTAGTGACTTAACTCCAGAAATTTCTGCAAGTTTTTGCTCTGTACCTCGTGCACGAGCAATCTGACCAAACTGTGGAAGGGTGCTTTCAAATGTTCCACCACTTCTAGCAATTTGTTGTGCTCGCTCATTGGTAATTCCACTAAGCAATGTAGGACTTACGCCAAGTCCTTGCTGCTCTGCAGCACTAAGTACTTCATAACCAGTAAGTTCTTGCTGTAGTTGCTTAGCACCCTTATCGCCAAGAGCCAAAGCCTTAGCAAGTTGCACTCTGTCAAGAGTTGGAAAGAATCTTCCAATAGTTTTTTTCATAGAATCTGGTGCTAAATCAATGCGGTCAAAGATGTTAACAATTCTGTTACCAAATTCTGTGGCATTTACACCTTTGCTAAGGACATCTCCAAGAAAATCTTCATTAGCCAATTCACCTAAATTAGATGCCTTAAGCATATCTCCCATCGTAGATTCTGTTTTAAAGTATTCAGCAATGGTTGGCACAGTAACTGCCTTACCTGCTTGCTTCATATCCTGAAGCGCATAGATTCCTCTAAATCGTTTTGTAAAGTCAGCCATTGCTGGGTTATTACGAGATTCAAGAAGAGCCATATTAAATGCTTCTTCTGATGTGGCTCCAGCCTTGTAGAACTTAGATACAACCTTGTAGAGTTCGTTAGCCCAAGGCTTAGCCATCTCTGCTGCGCCGAAGAAAGTTGCAAGCGTTTGCTTGAATACATCTGATGCTAGAGTGGGACCAGTATCTGTTGGAGTTGGAGTTGGGGTAACAAGTCCAGTTCCTAAGTCGCCGCCAGCGCCAAGAAGAGTTCCCCCAGCGCCAGGTGTGGCGTTTTGAGGGATGATTCCATAGTTTGGAATGTCATACAGTTGCCAACTACCTGTATCGGTTCCACCAATCCAAGTATAATATTTTCCTGCAGGTGCGTTTGGCTTTACACCTCTATTAAGAAGAGGGTTTTCTGCCATAGCATTTTGACGGGCTAAATTTTCTGTTGCTTGCTTTCGTGCTAAAAACTCTGTGTTAGTTTCGCTCTCTGCTTTTTTAATAACAGATGGATTCAATGCACCAAGTTCTACTGCAGTGCCTTTTAAACTTTCAACACTCGCTTGATTCTTAGCAATCTGTGCTTGAAGTCTTTCAATCATCAACTCATCTGGAGTCTTAGCAATAGCAGCCGCTGCTGCTGGTACAGATGCTGCCGCAGCACGCATTCCTGCAGCCTTTGTCTGCTCATCAACAACAGTAAATGGCGTCAATACGTAATCTGGGTCTCTCATTATACTCCGAATCCCATCGCTCGTGCTATTCCTACTGCAGAATCGCGTGCTAGTTCTTTAGACCAACTTGCCTTTTCTGAGTTAGAGTGATTTTTTAAATAGTCAACCCAGTCAGATAGTGAACCCATTGGTACGTTTCCTGCTGTTCCATCTGGACGAACAAACTTATCCAAGTCTGGATTGTCTAGGTCAACAGTGTTAGGGTCAATCTCCCAATACTTAACCATCTGAGTAATGTAAGGTTCTACAATATCCTTGACTGTTAAGCCTGGAGTATCTTGTAATCTCTTTGCAAATAGTGGGTAACGTACCGCAGCCTTGGCTCCAAGGTCTTTCTTAAGCGCATCGATGGTCTGCTTGCCTGAAGCAAGTGCTACGCCAAGGGCGTTGATTTCTTTCTGACTTAAATCAGAGATTCCATTGTCCTTAAGGATACTCTTGATTGAAGCAATCTGTGTAATTGCGCTAGATGGCAACTTGGTTGTATCGCCTAGGTTAACCTTTGCCCACAAGAAAGACTCTGTAAAATCTTTAGCATTAAACAGTGATGGAGTAACAATAGTCTCAGTACCGCCAGAGGCAGCCTTACGAGTAGTTGTCTTACCAGAAGCCTTAGCCTCAGTGTTTAACTTGTTAAAGAATTCTGTCTTATCTGCAGAACTTAAACCACTGACATCAAAGCCAATCGTTTCTGCAATTTTATTAAGCAGAGCATCTGCTGTAATTTGGTCGTACTCTGTGTATGTTACGCTTTCACCATTAACAGCAGGAGAGTTCTTTGTTAGAACAGCAAGAACATCCCAAGGGCTTTGCTTCTTGCCTTCTTTAAAGGCTGCAATAGCACCATCTACAATGTCATTCCATAGAGCCTGGCGGGCGCTATCGGTTGGTTGCTTGTTAGCAATAGTAAGCAAATACTGGGTAAGTGAAACCTGTGCACTTGATGGTAGTTTAGCAAAAGACTTCTTAACTACAGAAGCGTCAGCCTTAACCAAGTTACCCTTTGCATCTGGCATCCAGATATAGGTAATCTTAGGACCTTTTGTCTCCTTTTTAGGAATGACAATCTTTGGTGGTTCTGGTGCTGTTGTCACTTCTTAGGCTCCTTTATATTTAAACTATCATTGCTGTAATAGCGTGTAATGATTCTTTGTAAGGTTGGGTCCCACAGAGGAAGACTTTCCTCAAGATATAGTTGCCATTGCTCTTCAAGTTGACCCTTATATCCTGTTGGTGCATCTAACCGAGCCTTGCCAAATGATTCTCTGTATTCAATAAATTTCTTAGCGTGAGTCCAGAACTGCGTGTTTCCAAACTTCTTCATAAAGTCAACATCGTTTACAAGTGTCTTAAGACCAACAGATTGTAGGTAAGCGCTATCCTTAGCGGCTCCGCCACCTGCATACTCAACAAACCATTCAGGACTTGATGCACCAAGAGTCTCAGCATATGCTCTAAGTTGGTCTTTAAATTCTGGAACACTAAGATAACTTGCTACTTTTAATTGGTCTTTTGCTGCTTGGTTCAATGAGTCTTTAAAGTCTGTGTAAGCCTTCCAAAGACGTGACTTAGTAAGTTCATCCTCGACCATTTGTGGCGTCTTAAGTTGTGAGTTAAGAACAGTTCCACCAGGAAGAGTTGCATTAGGGTCATTAAGAAACTTACCAACCTGAACATTGTAATCTCTTGGTAGGTCAGCAGTCATCAACCCAACAAGTGATGGGTCAAGACGTTCTAGTTTTGTAGCAAGACCAGAGAAATCTTCGTAGATACGGCTATAAGCCTTTTGGCTTGCTGGGAAATATGCGACCTTATCTCGTGCACCGCCAGTAAATAGACGGTCTATTGGGAAGTCTGCACCACCTGCAAGACGCATTTGTTTCTGGAACTCATCTTCTGCAAGAGTAGATGCTTGCATTTCAGTAAATGGCTTACCAGTCTTAGGGTCAGTCTTAGCCTTATACTTGTCATACAACATATAGTAGTAATCAGAGAACAATGCATCAGGACGAGACTCAACATATTGAGGTGTACCAAGTAGAGAGAACATCTGTGTACGGAATTTACGTAGGTAGATGCTTTCTGTACCCTTGCGGATACTCTCTTCTGTAGGCTTTGGACCTATCTTCATTTCATAAAGAATTTGCTGACGCTGTGCTTCAGAAAGTAGTGAGTTGACCCACATCTCATCTGTTGTACTCTTATTCAAGGCAGTTGCTAAGTTACGTGCCCAAGCAGGTGTAAATGTACGCCCTAATTGAGTCTTTAAATCAGGTTCAATTCCGTATGGGAACAACTCTTCGTATGAGTATCCAGGAATTCTTCCGACTGTTTTGTCGATAGTTTTCTTAATCTCATCCTCAGTACTTACCTTCCAAGATAAAGCACGTCCAATAGCAAGTGGTACTAAATAAGATGGACCAGGTAAGTTTGCAATGTAATTAGTTGAACGAGCACTAATAGTTACACCCTTGCCATCGTTGAGTCCCATTTCTTTTGTGCCAGGAATAAGCAGATATTCTGCTTCCATAGGATTCTCAACTGGATTACCGTACTTGTCTACGCCAAATGAGTTATATAAACCATAGTAACTGTTAAGGAATCCACCCATACGTCCAGGTTGCTTGACAGCAAACCCACCGTAGCGATAGATACCAGAAGCGGCAGCGTTAGGAAATGTTGCTAGTGTTCTTGCAAGATATAAACCGCGCTGTTGGCGTGGGATTGTATAGAAAGTTTTGCTGATGTTCTCAACCATCTCGGCAGCAACTGCCTGACGCAAAGATAAAATAGTTGCAAGTGTTACTTCTTGTCCCTGAGCAACAAGCATATCTGCTTTTGCAACTAAACGCTTAGAAAAGTCAACCGTTCCGTAAACTTCACGAATTAAATTTTCTGGCTTAAGTAAAAATTTCCAAGCATTTGCCATTGCCATATCAATGGCTTCATTAGCGCCTGTAAGGAGATTAGTGGGTTTTCCATATGGAATATCTAGTGGTTGAATGCCAACCATCTGGTCTAACTTATCACCCAGTAATTTTTCTAAATCAGTCTTCCTGACAGGACCTGCAGCAGCAAGTAGTTGTGCATCCTTAGTAGGTAGATAGCGATTGACATATGAGAATCCCTCATCAACCATATCTGTCAACTGGTCAATTGGACGACCCATTGAACGAGCATAAGATGAACCTTGGGTGGAAGCCGCCCAAGCAAGAAGTGCTTCTCGTGACTTACCAGCAAGAATCTGGTCAACCAGCATATCTCCACGCATAAAAGTATTGACTACATAAGCCAACTCATCAAAGTATAAAGGGTCTGCAACATTAGTAATAGTCTGTGGACCATTTCTAAAGATTGTATTAAATTTTGCTACAGTTGCCTTGTTGCCAAGAATTTCAATTGTTCTTGTACTGTTGCTTGAGATTTCACTGAAGTAACCATCGCCAAGATAATTTCGATTACGCATAGATGGCATTTCAAATACTTGACCATTAGCCAAAACAATTGACTCAGTTTCTGGCAGTAATGGCTTCGATTCGTAACGACCTTCTGCTACAGAAAATATCTCTCCACGCTCTTTAACTTTAGGTCCAAGTTCATCAAGAGCATCACCAATTGCTGCATATCTTGCTGCAATTAATGCATCTAAATCATTGATTTCTGGAGCAAGAGTATTAATAGTTTGAGATGCCTTAGCAATTAAAAGTTCTGCATTACGAATCTCAGAGGCATAACGCTCTCCTGCACGTGCATCTGCTGGTAGGTCCTTAAGCGTCTGGATTCTACGGCGTAAACCATACAGGGATGGGACATTAACAGGCTGACCATATTCAACAGTGTACCTATTAAGTTTAGCCTCAAGGAAATCAACCATCTTCTCTGCAGCACGTAGGTCTTCTCTAACTGCATCTGCCCATTCACGCTTAGTTGCTGGAGATACGCCAGGAACATCTGCAAATAGTTGCTCATACTTAGCGTATGTAATATCTCGATTCATAATAGCCGTATCGTACTGCTCTGATAAATCTTTAATTTCTTTTTGAATCTCTTTTTTTGCGCTAGGCAAAATAGTTTTAGACTTTTCAATATTACGAATTACAAACCTTGCGCTGTTTTTAATAATCTCTCTACCTGCAGCACCAAACATAGCAGTAGCAAACTTGCTACCTTCAGCCATAGTCGCTGCTAATAGAGGCTCAAAGATTGAGTTCTTTGGGATGTAACTGAAACGATACAATGCTGAGATAGAGAAAGCCTTGTTTCCAAGTTCAAATATGCCACGCATAGAATCGCGTGCAACTCCACCAGTAGTCTGAATAGCGCCAGTTACTACATTACTTCTGCGGCGTGCTGCGCGAGCAAGCATTCTGTCAAGTTCGCCAAATGGTAAAACTGGCATTGAGTTAGCAAGTTGAGCCTGAGTCTTAGGGGCAACCTGAATTCTTACGCCTGTTGGGTCCATCGCTGTACCCATACGGCTTAGATTTCCGTGTACAGTGTAAACATTTTGCAACAAATTATCAACAAAACTATCAATTAATTCTGTGTTGGTAAATCCACGAGTAAAAGCAATTGCGCGAGTTAACTCTACATTGAGATTGTTAATCATTGCTGCTCGTTCGCCGTCATTCTTTGCTGATACGAACTTATCAATTATCTCAGTGCGATATTGAGAAACAGTCATTGAAGCACCTTCGTGGTTTTTAATTATCTTGTCGCCACGAGTAAACAAAGGAATATCATCAAAGGTAGCAATCAGTTCATCGATACCGTTTTGAGGACGAATACCTGAGTTAGTAATAAAACCCTTAGGCATCATTGTTCCAAATGTACGGATAAGAACTGTAGTTGGTCCAGCAATGTACTTAGGGCTTAGTACTGTCTGTGTAAACCCACCAACATTAGAGAAGTCGCGCTCAATAGTAGCAGTTCTAATCTTTCCAGCACGAGAACGTACAGCAGCAAATCCTTCACGTCCAAGGACTGGCTCTGCTGGCTTATAGTTCTTACCAAAAAATGTTGGCTCAGTTGATACGATACCAGTGCTTGGGTCTTCAACTTCCTTTAAGAAAGCATCATAAATCTCTTGGTGCTTAGGGTTCTTCTTGATAGCATCATCAAATGCACCAAAAACACGAGCAGAAGTTTCAGGCGTTACTCTTGGAAGTTGCCCAGTTGAGATGTAGTTACCTTGAATAACTAGGTTACCATCACCCAATACCCATAGGTCATCGCGCATACCTGCAGAAGCAAGACGTTCAATTGCAGGAGCATAAGCCTTATCTGCAAGAATTAAGTCACGAACAAACTCTGGGTCCTTGGTATCTCTAACAAGAGCAGGAAGTCGAGAGTTATTACTGTGCTTTTTAACAATTCTTGTAATATCAATAATGTTTTCTGATGCAGCAAGGTCTTCAATGTCTTGTCCAAAGACAGTTAAGTTGCCCTCTGTTCCACCAGACTTACGGAATGTAATATGCTGGTTAATTAAATCCTCAGCCTCAGGCATAGCATTAACATCTCCTACACGGAAACGTGTATTAAGACCAGCCTTCATAGCACTAGCGCGTACGCCTGCAGCAACACCTACACCTGCAACATTGATTGCAACATTCTTAATTAAAAAGTCGTTTGTTCCTGTAATCCACTTACCAAGAGTATTTTCCTGAAAGTTTTTCTGAATCTGTGCATCGTCCCATAAGTCAACATCTGCAACATCAATGCCACCGCTTTTAAGAATAAGACTTTGAAAATCACCTAAAGGTGTAAGTTCGCTCTTAAGAAGAGATACACCAAGAGAAACCTTTTCGCTTCGCTTGTACGCGTCAATTACATCTGAGAACTGAAAACCTTTACCGTACTCATCATCTTTATATAAACGGCTAGTTGGGTCAGTAAGTAAGAATGCTGTTGAGATAGGACGCGCAATGATAGGACTGAATACATACTGCTCAGCCTTCTGTGCAGCGTAAAGAACTGGGTCAACAGCCTTTGTAACGCTTGTGTCAACAGTAGAAAGTCCAGCCTTTTGCAAAGCCTTCTGTGTTCCTGCTTCAGCAGCAATACCTGCTGCGGCTGCAGCAGTTGGGTCACCTTTAAATGTTTGTGCAGCACCTAGTTGAGCACCAGATGATGCAACATTGCCAACAAGTGCACCAGGAATCGATGCGATGCCTTTAGCAGCACCCTTAAGAGAGTTGATGAAGTCTTCCCATAACGGCATTACTTCACCTCCGCTGCTGTAAATGTATCAGGGCTACCACCTTGTACTTCGTTACCAGTGATAGTAAGAATAAAGATATCTCTATCTTCTGGTGATTCCCAAGGAACCATTGCCAAAGGAATTGCTATTTCATAATTTTCATAACCTAGAGAGTTAGCAAACTTATCTAGATGGTCAAAGAAGTTATTTTCTACCCATCTCATCAAAGTATCTGTTTTTTCAGATAGTTAATAAACTGCTTGTAAGAATCAGGTGCTCCCTGTAAGCGGGTAGCATTCATTAAATCTGGAAGATAGCGCTTGATTAGTGCTACGTTTTCATCTTGATTAATTGCAGATGTTAAACGTGGGTTTAATGCTTCTGAACCACGACCACGACCAGTGTCTACACCATCAGAGATTGGTCGCATTTCTGTCGGTTCAGCATCAAGAGGTGTAATACCAGCCAACATTGATTCCATTGGGTTTGTAGGTGCTTTTACTTCAGGAACTGGATTACCAGCCAAAGATGCACCACCCTGTTGTGCCATAGTTTCTACTCCTGTTGAGCCTAAACTCTTCATATCTGGAATGTACTTAGCCGCTTGGGTGTTGTTTCCGCTTTGACCATTTCCGCCAAGAGGATTAATACTAGTAGGATTATTTTGAGAGCCACCGTTATCACCGCCACGATTTTCTGGTGCAGTTGTCATTCGTCATCCTCTTCTTCTAAGAAAGTATCTTCAAGTTCACTGTTGTACTCTTCGGCTAAGCGCATCATTCCTACTGCGTTCCAAGGAGTCATTGCTTCGCTAACTTCTGTGTGAAGAAAGCGGTTGCCTTCGTAATCTGCCCATTCGGATATTAAAACCCAGCCTGATGCAATGTAGTTCTTACCTGTGCTGTCTGTATCTACAAGAAGTCGCAGAGCGTCTTCAACTGTTTCGCGGAATTCAGCACTCATTTCTTTAACTGAGTTTCTGTAATGAATGGTTCCGCTGTCTTACTGTCATTAAGTGCAGCAATAGATGCTGCTTGTTCAGGTGTAGCACCTGCATAGAGTGCACCTAGGGCTAAATCGCCACCAGTGCCTAAGCCGTAGTAGCCTGAATCGCTACGAGATACTGCAAAGTCGCTGTCAATCTCAAACAAACTACCATTGAGTCCAACAATTATGTTAATCTCAAAGTCTTTATCTGGTGATTTAGAGTCAAGTAAACCAGCATCTGTAAGAAGTTGCTTAAGTGATGGTGCTACTTTGTTGACCATAAACTGAAATATGTTAGTTCTGTCTTTTGCTAGAAAGGCTGGTGGTTTCCAAGTGTGTAATACAACCTGTAACGCACGAACATCTCCTGCAACTCCCACAAGATAGTTACCATTAGTAATAACTTTAACCATATCTGGGTGAGAGTAAATCTTTGAGTCACCTACAACGCGAGAATCGCCAAGAACTACACATCGATTTGCGTATTCAACACCAATAATTGTTGTCATTGTCCCCTACCTTAATTATCTACGTGCTACGGTTCTTACGCTTCCGCTGCCTTCTCCTGCGCCTGAAAGGCTAGAGAGAATACTCATAATGTCTGGTGGTGCTTGCTCTGGTGGTGCAATTTCTGGTCCACCTTCTGGAGCAATAGCGCCTCCTGCTGGAACGCCTTCGGGAGCAGGGGACATTTGCTCAACCATTTCTGGTGCCCCAGCAGGAGGAACTTGCTGCTGCGGAGCGAATGTGGCTTCAATTGCGTCTTCTAGTGCTTGACCCTTTTGACGAGCCTTGATAACCGCAGCAATCTTACGTACTACTTCTGAAGCATCCTGACCTTGTGTTGCCATCTGTGGAATGGCTTGTGTGTAGGCAGTAAGCGAACCAAGTAATGCAGCACGCATATCTTCAATTTCAATCTTCTCAAGTTCTTGTGTTACGTTTACAGTAAATGGAAGTTCTCTCATAGCCATATCTCGGCTGATGAGTTTTCCTCCAAGTGCTTGAAGCATAAAGATAAGACCTTGCGCTGGGTTAAGACCAGCAAGCATACCGTAGCGAACATCAGCAGAATAGTCATTCTTGATGTCTTTGGCTGGCTTGTACGTGATTTCATATGGAGAACCTGAATCTACTCCGCGAATTGTTTTTTCTTCTGGATACATACGCTCATCAACCTCAAAGCAAAGGCTGATAATGTCGCGCAGTGCCGCTGCAAAGATTGCTTGAGCAGACTTAACCTGGGTATCAAATGCACCCATAAGCGCCTGTACGCCTTGTCCAGTGACGATAGAGGCATCAATGTTACCTGTACGAGATTCAGGATAACGTGTACCAACACGAAGTTCTTGGTTAAGCAATGTCTGTTCAGTAAATGCACCTTGGGGAAGTGTGAGTTCTACGCGGCGTACACCTGCTGGGTTTGCAGTACGGATAACTGCGTCTCCACCAAGTTGTAGTTC